AACTTTTTGTTTACAGCAGCTACGCTATCAATTATAGGAGGCGCTTTAGTATGCGCTCTGGTAATTATTTTGTGTGTTTCTAGTATACGAAAGTCTGTAACACCTACAGCAGCAGAAGTTTTTCTAGCTCTACCTGAAGGATCTGGATAACTAATTATCCTATGTCCTTGATATTTATCAGTTAATGCTTTTGCTAAAGATTCAGTATCAGGATGACCTTGCATTTCATCTAATATGTGTATTTGACCACCTCTAATAGCAAAAATTACACTAGCCATAATACCAACGTTAAAGTCTATAGCTACGTGTACATCTTCTTTATCATCAAACTTAGGCAAGTTTTGGTCAATATGATCCTTACGGTTAAATGTATAGAATACATTGTTACCAGAGTCTTCGAAGCTTGCAATATACTCTCTGGCAAACTTTAAAGGATCAAGTGTAAGTTTTATCCGATCAATCTCTTCCTCATCTAGAAAGGGAGAATCCTTATATGTATAAGTATAACTTTTCCAATCACTATCTGAATCTTGTCTGTTGTACATTTCATAAAAATAGTCATAACCTCTAGGAGTACTAATAATAAGCGCTCTACCAGAGTTAGCACCAAACTTTTTAGCGTTCATAGGCGACCAACGAGTAGCCACACAAGGTTGTATAATTGATTCCCAAGATTCTTTGAGATTCATCCCTGCGCCTTTCCATGAAGTAACCTCATCAGCTACAATAAAGTATTGCCCTGTACCACGCATTCTTTGAGACGCTTCATATGACCATAGCTTAAGCTGTACACTGTTAGGAAACCAAAAAGTTCCTGCTGCCTTAGATGCTTTATCAGCATAGTCTTCCATCCCTAACTGCCAAGCTATCAGTGGATAGTAAATATCTACTGCTTGGCTATAAGTAGGGGCGATGAGTGCCACATTCTTATTAGGCACTGACTCATCTAAATTCATTAATTCTTGTACAGCAATTATAGCGGCTGTAGCAGCTAAGTAAGACTTTCCAAAGCCTCGACTAGCATTAACAACAGCATAACGACAGTTATTGTCAACAAATAAATCTCTAATAACTTCTGACTGCTTTTCATGTAACTGTATATCTGACATTTTATTACTTTTTAATTGTTTTATTATACGCCTTTAAAGCAGGTTTAACAGCCCTGTAAGGGTTGTGTCGCTCACCTTCTTTAGAACCATATTTAAAAGCTTTGTTCATTTGGCGTTGTCTATCTGCTTGTTCTAGCTTTTTAATAGTTTTCATTTCTTACGCCCTAACTTTTTCTTGACCTTTTTCGGTTGTTGAGAAAATTGTTTTCCCTTCTTAAGATCACTTCGCTTTTTTCTAGTGGTGGAGGCATACTGTGCTTTGGTAAGTTTCTCACGATCCCTTTTAGGCAAATAACGCTCACCAGTAGCATCTTTACCAAGTACACTATTCTTACCACTCTTAGTACCCCAGTCTTGCTTAGTCCACTTAGTCATAGACTTCTGTGCTTTAGTTTTTCCACCTGTATATTTGCCACCGCGCTCTTTATATATCTTAGCGGCTAGTTGCATAGCTCTAGCAGAGTGTCTACCACCCATACGTCTTACAGCAGCTTTCTTAGCAGACTCCCATAACTTAGGATTAGCTCTCCCCATTGGTATCTCCTTGTATACAAGTAAGTCTAACTCCTACTCTTTGCTCTGGTTGCATCGAGTGGTATAGCATATCATATTCAGCAAAACATTGATACATATCAGCATATTCACCTATTTTACGCACTTCAGGCTCACCGTTATATAGCCATATAAATACTAGAGTCCACATTAATCCATTGCTTTCAAGGCTTTAGCTTTTGATGTCTTGCTTAACTCTCTGAATGTATAAAGCTTAACACTCTTAGAAGTATGTTTAACACCTGTATGTACAGACCCATCTTCCATTCTATGCATTTTGCCTGTATAAAGTGTACCGTTTCTTTTATATAGCTTTACTGACATCTTATTTCTTTTTACCACCTTTAGGCTTTTTAGGTGGACGTCCTACTTTACTTCCGTAAGTTCCTTTTCCTTTAGGCATGTATTGCTCCTTTGCAAATTGTTTAGCAATTCTTTTATTACGACTTATAATAACTACTTTTCCATCATCATCATAGATAATATAAGCACTCTTTTGTCGTAACATTTTCATTTACCATCTTCCTTGACTCTTTCCTATTAGCCAGAAAATAACAAACATTACCACAGCCGAAATACTAAATAAAATTAATCCTATCGACCAGTTAATAATATTATCAATAAACTCTTGCTTTCTGTAAAGTTCATCTTTACGAGCTTTTCTCATTCTTGCTTCTATCTGTAATACTTCTTCCCACGCGGATGGACCATAATGCCATGAGATATGATCTTTTATCTCGGCTCTCATTTGCTCCATCTTCTTTTTCTGAGCGAAGATTTCTATGGCTGTTTCTTCATCACTGCCTTTGAAAGTCTTCTTCCACCAAGGAGGATTCTTTTCACGTTCTTCTAAATTAGTAAAATCACTAAAGGCTTTACCCCAAGTGGCTAATTGTGAAGTCATGTCTTGAATATCTCTACCTGCACCTATAGCACTTTTAAGCGCTTTAAATGCTCCAGTGGCCATCATTACGCAGCTTACAGGATCCATATGTTTACTCTCTTGCCATTTTCTCAACAGAGTGTCGGATAGCTTTTATATTCTCATCCATACGTCCTAGTGTAACTGCTTGTGTTTGTACAATACGTTCCACTGTTTCTACCCTCGCTTCATTGCGTAGAATATCTTTTTGATTTTGTTTAATAGCACTGTCTAGTGTAGATACATACCATACTAGAGCTACAGTCTGCATAATAATAGCAACAATAAAAGTTATTGGTACACTCTTAGATAGATGCCACGAATCCTGATCACTCATCATTCTCTTCCTTTTTATTATCAGTGAGTAGTATTGAGATAGGTTTCTTTTCAGTAACCTCTTGCTCAATTTTATCAGGGATTCTCTTATAGCCATAAGCCATTAAATTATTTATTAATGTGCCTTGTGTAGCTATCAACTGTGCTTGTGCTCCAGAACCATCTTTAACAGTTCCATCAGCTAATTTTTCTTGTATCTCATTATATTTTTGAACCATCATTTCAATAGGATCAAAGCCTAACTCTTCAAGTTTCTTCACAGAAGCCATAGAATTAATGTTCTTAGATCCTTTAGGACGTCCAGCACCTTCTCTGCGACCGCCCATCTGAGGTTTAGTCGGATGAGGATTTGCCATAATCTTTCCTTTTAGATTCTTTTTCAATTGAAAATTTTTTTAATTGTTTTCAAATAATTAATAAAAATAATAAATAACTATATGAAAACATTAAAAATTTTATTAATTAATAACAATAAATTATAACTACACTAAGGATACCAAAGTGATACTTAATAACCCCCCGAAAATACTGGGGGGAGGACATCATCGGGGGGAATAAGCAACTATCTTTCAGATGTCAGTAGATAGCAACTATAGTATCACTTTGGCAGAGCCTAGCAAGTTTTATTCTTAAACGTCAGGTATTTATTTTTCTGAGTTTTTCATAACAAACTCATAAAGACTCTCTGCATTCTTTTTGATTTCGTCAGGAGTGTACATAACAGGTACATACTTCTGCCAAGCTTTAAGAGCTTCTTCTGCATTATCTTTATAAGCTTCTATTGCCTTTTCTGCAATGCCCATGTTGGTTTCATAAGCTTTATCCATCATGTCTTTTGCCATAGCAAGAACGTCATAACGAATTTGATAGGGATTTTTAGTGTATTTTTCCATTGTGTGTGTCCTGTGTGTTATTTAATGTTAATCATAAGAGGTTTCTTTTCCTCTGGAATAACTTCTTCAAGAGAAATATTAAGTAGGCCATTAACCATATCTGCGTCAATAACTTGAATATGTTCACCAAGAATAAAGTCCTTCTTAAAGCCTTTTGAAGAAATACCTTTGACAATATAGTCTTTAGCTTCTTCAAGTGCCTTGCCGATAATAGTTAAAGTTTTATCTTTAACTTCAATAGAAATATTTTCTTTTGAAAACCCTGCAACAGCCATTTCAATTTTAAAGTTGTCGCCGTCCTTCACAATATTATGTGGAGGATACTTTGATATGTTGTTACTAAAAGTTTCCATGTCTCTCATTAGTCGGTCAAAACCTAAAAAATAATCTTTATTAAGCATTATATTTC